ATCTTGGTATATTGATGGAAGATTATATTATCATAAAGTTATAGACCTAGAGAATCCTAAGAAAGGTATTACGGAACTTCGTTATATTGATCCTATGAAGATCAAGAAGGTTCGTCAAAAACTTGACCAGAAAAAGAACTTAGATTCATTGCAAAAACAGGCAATGAAAGGTACAGCATTAGAGTACGAGTACGGAACATTTGTAGATTACTATCTTTATAATCCTAAGGGTTTTTATAAAGGTGGTGTTTTAGGACCTGTTGGTGACATGTCATTGTCACAAGGTGTCAAGATGGCAATAGATTCTATTACATTCTGCCCTTCTGGACTACAAGATTTAAACAAGAGAATGACTCTTGGTTTCCTACACAAGGCAATCAAAGCGATCAATCAACTTAGAATGATTGAAGACTCTCTAGTTATATACAGACTTTCTCGTGCACCAGAGCGTAGAATATTTTATATTGACGTAGGTAATCTTCCAAAGGTAAAGGCAGAACAATATCTCCGTGACGTCATGGCACGTTATCGTAATAAGTTAGTTTACGATTCCAGTACTGGAGAGATGCGTGACGATAAAAAGCACATGAGTATGCTAGAAGATTTCTGGTTACCACGTAGAGAAGGTGGTAGAGGAACAGAGATTACTACATTACCAGGTGGTCAAAACCTAGGTGAACTCAAAGACGTTGAGTATTTTAAAAAGAAATTATACAACAGTTTGAACTTACCTCCATCTCGTCTTACAGATGACAACAAAGGATTTAATCTAGGTAAGACAACTGAAGTTCTCCGTGACGAACTTAAGTTTACTAAGTTCATTGGTCGTCTCCGTAAAAGGTTTAGTGAGATGTTCCAAGATATGCTTAAGACTCAACTGATCTTAAAAGGAGTTATTGCTCCAGAAGATTGGGAAGATATGAAAGAGCATATACAGTATGACTTCTTATTCGACAATCACTTCAATGAATTAAAAAACATTGAGATGTTTAACCAACGTATAGCAACTGTCACACAGATGGATCCTTTCGTTGGCAAGTACTTCTCCGTGGCACACATTCGTAAGGAAGTTCTTGGTCAAACCAACAAGGATATGCGAGAGTTAGATAAGGAGATGCAGCAAGAGATTGATCAAGGTATTGTTATGTCGCCACAAGATGTGAATACATTTGATACTATGGATCGTCAAAACACTGCTTTCCAACCAGAACTTCAAGCACAAGCAGCTGATGATGCTGTAGAAAGAGAGATAGATAAGGAAAAACGTAGACCTAAACCACCAGTTTCCGCATCTCAACCATCCAATAATAATAAATAATAATTGCTACAAGAATATTATGACTGAAAATACAGATGTTAATAAAGAACTTGGTTCTGTAGATATTGTCGATAAGATTGACAATAACCAACGAGCGTCTGCTATTGATGCTATCCACGACTTGTTATTTGGCAAAGCTTCACAAGCAATGGCAGATTATAAGAAAGTGGTTGCCAATACATTCTTTGATGAACCAACCGAGACAGAGATACCAAACAATGAAACTGATAACGGAAACGATTGAAGACGTTAAACTCGTAACAGAGGAAAAAAACGGAAAGAAACTTCTTTATATTGAAGGAGTGTTCTTACAATCTGAGTTAAAAAATCGCAATGGTCGTATGTACCCCTTCACTGTTCTTGACCGTGAGGTTAAGAGATATAATGAAGAGTATGTACAATCTAAACGTGCTCTCGGTGAACTTGGACATCCCGATGGTCCTACTATCAATCTTGATAGAGTGTCTCATAGAATTACTTCACTCAGAGCAGAGGGAAATAATTTTATTGGCAAGGCACAAATTTTAGACACACCAATGGGTAACATTGCTAAGAACTTACTTGGCGAAGGTGTTCAGTTGGGTGTTTCCTCACGTGGTATGGGAAGCATCGACAAGACAGAAAGTTGCAATGTTGTGCGTGATGACTTCATGCTCACCACTGCTGCAGACATAGTAGCAGACCCCTCCGCACCTGATGCTTTCGTTAATGGAATCATGGAAGGTAAAGAATGGGTTTGGTGTAACGGTATACTAAAGGAAACTGAAGTTGCTAAATATAAAAAGATAATGAGCGACGCAAGTCGCAATGATGTAGAGGCAAAAACGCTCCAAGTTTTTGAGCATTTCCTCTCAAATCTTTGATTCTATAAATAATTCATATCACTATACGGAAAATTATTAAGGTAAACTCTAATGTCAGATAAACTTAACGAAAAATTTGAGGAGTTTGCTACCGAGCAAAAAGTGACTATCGTGGAAGGCGACCCTATGCCGACTGTTTCCGCAAACGTCATACCAGGCACAGGTAGCGAACCATCTCAGGTTTCTGATGCACAGACATCAAATGGTGGCGGGAAAGATCCTATGCCAACAGTTGATGCTGGTAAATCATATGGACAGTCTGCTCCTGCAGATTTAGGTGGTACATCCACCACTCCTAATGAGCACGATGATGATGGTGAAGAGAATCCAGGTGCTAAGGCAGCCGCTCCAGTAGGAGATAAGGCAGCACAAAGCGATGGATCTGCTCAGACATCTAACATTGGAGATGCTGGTGATCAGGGTACACAACCTACAGTTGGTGCAGATGCTGCATACGGAACTGGTACAGGTTCTAGTGTAACCTATCCAATCAAACCATCATACGAAGACCTTGATGTTTCCGATGATGTCAATGCCCTATTAGAGGGAACAGAACTCTCAAAAGAGTTTGCTGAGAAAGCGAAGACTATCTTTGAAGCAGCAATCAAAGCAAAACTCAACGAAGAGTACGACAAGCTTGTAGAACACTTTGCTACAGAACTCGAAAAGCAAGTAGATACTGCTAAGGCAGAGCTTTCCGAGGAAGTAAATGGCACAGTTAACTACGCCATAGGTCAATGGATGGAGACTAATCAAGTAGCCGTTGATCGTGGAATCAGAAATGAGATCACAGAAGACTTCATTGCGGGTCTAAAGGGTCTCTTTGAGGAGCACTACATTTCTATCCCAGACGAGAAAGTCGATGTGGTAGAAGGTATGGCTGACTCTATTCGTGAAATGGAATCACGCCTTGACGAACAGGTCAAAGCTAATGTGAAATTACAAAAGCGTCTTGACGAATCTGCAAGAACAGTTATTCTGAAGAATGTTTCAGAAGGACTAGCAGATACTCAGAAGGACAAACTCGCTGCACTCGCTGAGAGTCTAGAGTTTACATCTGAAGAGGAATTCTCTAAGAAGGTTACTACCATCAAGGAGTCTTACTTTACAGAAAAAACTGTAACACCAAGTGAAGTTGCAGACGAAACTCCAGTATTAGGAGCATCAGATAAGGATATTAGTCCAGCAATGGCACAGTATCTTGATGCGATGAATCGTTGGGGTCAATAAATTATAAATCTATTTTTCTTAAAAGAGCAAAATGTTTAACTCAAAAGCTCTAACAGAGAAGTGGTCACCTGTTCTAAGTCATGAAGGTGCTGGCACCATCAAAGACAATTATAGAAAAGCTGTTACCGCTGTTTTGTTAGAAAACACAGAGGCTACATTAAGAGAAGAACGTGGAATGATCAATGAAGCATCCAACACAGTTGGTGCCATTGGTACAAGCGGTCTATCTGGTAGTGGTCTTGCTACAAATACAGGTGGTCTAGCTGGTTTCGATCCAGTGATGATTAGCCTCATCCGTCGTGCTATGCCAAACTTGGTAGCATACGACATCTGTGGTGTACAACCAATGAGCGGTCCTACAGGACTAATCTTTGCAATGAAGTCACACTATCAGCAAAATGGATCTGCACTAAGAGCTGGAAACGAAGCACTCTTCAACGAACCAGATCCTAACTTCTCTGGTAACACACAAGGACCTGCTGCATTCAACGACCCTGCATCTCCTCTTGGAGACGGTGGTTCAACAGATGCTAACCCAGGTTTACTTAACGATACATCTGGTGGTGGTACAACTGCTGGTAACTACGAGCGTACTGCTGGTAATATCGCTAGAGAAGACGCCGAAGTTCTAGGTTCTGGATCTACTCTCTTCAACGAGATGAGTTTCAGTATAGAGAAAACTTCTGTTACTGCTAAAACAAGAGCACTAAAGGCAGAGTACACTCTAGAACTAGCACAAGACTTGAAAGCAATTCACGGTCTTGATGCAGAGCAGGAACTTGCTAACTTACTATCAAGTGAGATCCTTGCTGAAATCAACCGTGAGGTTGTTAGAACTGTTTATACAGTTGCTAAGTCAGGTGCACAAAACAACGTTGCTAACGCTGGTGTATTTGATCTAGACGTAGATAGTAATGGAAGATGGTCAGTTGAGAAATTCAAAGGACTGATGTTCCAAATAGAAAGAGATGCTAACGCAATCGCACAGCAAACTCGTAGAGGAAAGGGTAACTTCATCATCACATCTGCTGATGTTGCATCTGCTCTTGCTATGTCAGGTACTCTTGACTACTCTTCTGGTTTAACTGGAGCTGGTGGACCTTCCATCGGTGAAGTTGATGATACAGGTAACCTACTTGTGGGTACAATGAACGGTAGAATCAAGGTCTTCGTTGATCCTTATTCAGCAAACGTTTCTAACACTCACTACTATGTTGTAGGATACAAAGGTACATCACCTTACGATTCTGGATTATTCTATTGTCCTTACGTGCCCCTACAGATGTTAAGAAGCATCGACCCATCTACCTTCCAACCAAAAATTGGTTTCAAGACTAGATACGGTATGGTTGCTAACCCATTTGTTGTTAAAGCTAACGGTACTCCTGATGCTGAAGCATTAGGTCATGGTCTTAACCAGTACTACAGAAGAGTTAGAGTTGCTAACTTAACTTAATCCCAAAAAATGGTAATGCGTGTTACCAAATTTTGAGAAAACCCCCCACATTGTGAGGGAATACATACAGGGATCCCACGGGATCCCTTTTTTTATGTTTAAATAGTATTACATTGATACACTTGACAATGGAAAAATCATCTGTCATACTGTTGTTATGTTTATCACCTCTTGCAGTGATATTTGTAGTGATCAAAATTGTCGTGTGGTTATCTGAAACAACACGATTTAATTCTGAGACGGACAAACTAAAACGAATGCAACACGGTCCTTACATTGTATGGGATCCTGACGAGGAAGATTATGAAGAAAATTAAACACTATCTAGATACAAACATGGTATTATCCAGATATGGTAGAGATTTAATCTCACCCAAGAAAAAAGAAATAAACAAACCTACTAAAGTTGCTAAAACTAAAAAGCAAACTATGGTCAGTAAAGAAGAAGCGGAAAAAATGATTGAGTTTGCAATCAATCAACACAACAGAAATGCTGGACAGATTAGTATGGTTCTCGGATTTGCATTTATGGCACTGTTTGCGGATGGTCTGTTTAGAACTCTGGGATTGATTCCACCTTTCATGGGAATTGATGTAAGTATTGTGCAGCAAGTAATTGATAAGATAAGAGATGAGGTAGTTACTCAAATCTAAAATGATGACTGAGGAAAGTATGAGATTTTTGTGGAATAGAATTAAGATAATGAAAAGGGAAGAGGTTGCTGAAAAAATAGAGTCTACTATAAAAGAGTACTATGACAGTAAAAACATGCCTATCCCTCTTTGGAAGACAGAGAAGAATCCTAAATGGTGGGTAGACTACTTAGTTGAATTAGGAATAGATCCTAAGAACCCATAAATACTAAGTAGTCGGAATATAAACATGCCTTTAGGCGGAGCAGATTGGTACAAAGAACAACCAACTAATAGGAATTTTTTAAATCCTATTGGTTTCATCCTTGAACTTGAAAAGTTTGCGGGTGTAGATTTCTTTTGTCAATCAGCAAACCTTCCTGATATCAACATGCCTACAACTCAGGTAGCAAGTCAATTTAGAAACTTGCCTATCATACCTGGCGGAGGAATAGAG